GTACCTTGTGTCTGCCTAGATAGTTGTGGGTTATTACCAATGATACGCATAGTAATCTTTACTCTCCGTCTGGATCTACCCAATCGGAATTATCAGTCCAATTGGTTCCATCAAAGAAATGCTTATTGCCTGACCATTTATCAGGAGCAGTTACGCCAGTATGCAGTGTTGCATTGCTACTGTTAAGATCCGCTATGTAGAAATCTACTGGATCACTACCTACTGTGATCATGTCAGATCCCATAGTCACTGGTTTATCATCAGCGAATACATATTTACTTAGTTTAGTTGAGTTTTCTACTATTGTCTTAGCCATTTGTGTATTATCCTTTCACAATTAATTCACTAGTGCCGATTGCAGTTCCTGCGATTACCGATGGATCATCAGCACTAGTACCCAATGTTCCATCTGTTTGTACAAAATATTGCTGTCCTATGGTGAGATCACCATCTGCTAGTGGAGAATGAACAACTCCTTTACCAGTAGTTAAATTATATACTATTGCAACTTTACTAGTATCTGGATCAAAAGCAGAGGCAACCATATCTAATGCACCTCCAGTACTTCCCTGAAAAACTATACCACTATCGTAACTAATATCTGTTCCAGATACCGTTCCTGTAAAAGAAATGCCTCTAGCGTTAGTGTCATCTCTCATACTAACTATTGCTTTATTTGCTGTAGTGTCATAGACAACAGAGTTTTGATAGCTACCACCTGTATTAACTGTAACTACAGACCCAAAAGAAACAGAAGTACCGCTTATAGTTGCAACAATAGATTTAGATTTATTTCCATCTGCTCCATCGTGAAAACAAAGAATAATTTTATTAGTATCAGGATCAAACACACCACAAAGTTCGTCTGTTTCTGCGCTATGAAAAACTGTTTCACTACCAAAAGTTATTGAACTATCAGATGAATTTACCGTTGCAACTACAGCCGTACCATAGCTTGAATTGCCATTATCTTTATACGCTATAAGAAGTCTTTTAGCATTAGTATCGTTTACTACAGTTAAATCTTGATCTGTTGACCCACTATTAAAAGTAGCAACAGTACCCCATGTTGTTGATGTATTACCTACCCCACTTACAACGCCTACAACAGCCTTACCTTTTCCACTATCTCCACCATCTTTAAAAGCTACAACTATACTATTTGCACTATCGTCATTATTTGTGACCGTTGCAGGAACAAAAGCTGCTGATCTAAAAGAACCACTTGACTCGCTAGTATGATAAACTACAGGACTTCCATAAGTAACAGAGTTATCTGAAGAATCTATTGTTGCAACAACTGCTGTTCCTCTTTCAGAATTACCTACGTCTTTATATGTAATTACGATTTTATTGGTGTTAGTATCAAAAACAGGAGTAATTCCTTTTGCTTCTGCACTTTCAAAAACCACAGGAGTACCAAAAGAAAGGGATGTACCTGACAAAGTTGCAACAACTCCAGTACCATAACTTGAGTTATCTCTAGCTTTATATGCTATGAAAAATCTATTAACATTTGGGTCATATACTATACTTGTTTCATTTGCTCTTCCTGAGTCAAATGCTACTGGAGTTCCTGCTGAAGAAGCTATTGGTTGTTGCGGTATATTCCTAGCAATTGATCCAGTAGTTTTTACAGTAGCTTTTTGTCCATCTGCATATGCTGCGTTGGCTATGCCTATGAAGTTTTCTGAGGTTATGTTTTGTGATGTACCATCAACTTGATGCACTATTGATTTTCCTACGGCTGTTCCACCTGAATGCCTAAAAGCACAAACAACTTTATTATTAGTGCTATCAAAAGTAAGTGCTAGATCAGAACCATCTGAAGTTGTTCTAGCTTCTACCTCACTACCAAACGAAATAGATGTACCCGATACCGTTCCTGATATAAAAGTATGTCTTCTATTCGTATCACCTGAGTCATTGTAGAAAACAACTGCTTTTCCAACATTACTATCAAATGTTGTTCTTACTTCTGCGGTTGTAGCGTTGTTAAAGACTACAGCAGTTCCAAATGATATAGATGTACTAGACACTGTACCAATTACTGCTTTACCTTTATTTGAATCACCCGAATCAATAAAAGCTATAACAACTTTATTATTGGTACTATCAAATGTGCAATCTATACCTTGATCAACACTTATTGCACCTGATTCAAAAACAACAGCAGATCCAAAACTTATAGACGTTCCGCTTACTGTTCCGACAATAGCAGTTCCGTAGTCGTTATTTCCACCATCTTGATATGTAATTACAACTTTATTACTACTACTATCAAAGGTTGCTCTGATTAAATCTGTACCAGCACTTTCAAAAACAACCTCACTTCCGAATGATATTGACGTTCCTGACACAGTTCCTACAACTGCTGTTCCATAAGATGAATTACCACCGTCTTGATAAGCTATAACTACTTTATTGTTGCTAGTATCAAAAGTACATCCAATCTTAGATGTAGAACCTGAGTTAAAAACAGCTTCACTACCAAAACTAATAGATGTACCAGATACTGTTCCTACAATGGCAGTGCCTTGACTAGAATTACCCTGATCTCTATAGGCAACAACAACTTTATTGTTAGAACTGTCAAATGTCTCTGCCATCCTTTGTGTAGCACCACTATTAAAAACAACAGGTGTTCCAAAGGATATACTGTTGTCACTTGAGTCTACAGTGCCTACAACAGCAGTTCCATAATTACTGTTACCTTCATCTTCATAAAAAATAACAACTTTACCAGCATTACTATCAAATGTCATACCAATCATATCGGTAGCACCTGATTCAAAAGTAACTTCAGATCCTACAGCAGAACTAAAAGAGGAACCAGATACTTGAGCAACAGTGCCATCAGCATTAACAACAACTGACGCACCATCAGTTATTGCACCACTAGCAATAGCTCGTACTTCAGCATCTAAAGCTATGTCACCGACAAATCTCATTAAGCGTCATCAATTATTTCGTGAGCGCATACGGCACTTAAATCACCAGCAGCACTTGCTTGTATTTTAAGTACATCGGATTCTTTTAAATATAATCCCATGCTTTTATCTAGCGCAACCAATGTAGCATCTGCTGCTACAGCCACAGTTTTTAATAAATAAATATCTTCACCTCCTCTAGTTATCCAAACAGAGATAGTTGCACTGTTAGTCCCATCAATGTTTGCTATAATTAATGAATTTATCTTTATTAATTTATCACTAGCGCAAGTTAAAAGTGATACTGCTGATGCTGCTACATCTGCGTCAATCGCTAGATCTGCTACTATTGAGGTAACTGCTACTACATTAGGATTTGCCATTGTTTATCTCCTTTTAGCCAAATACCATTGCCATAGCGATAGCCTTGCCTGTTGATGCTTTTGTGTTGAGTTGGGTTTGGATTGCGCTGGTTACGCCGTTGACATAACCCAGTTCTGTCGCTGTAGTTGAAATGCCGTCAAGTTTGTTAAGTTCAGTAGCAGAGGATGTAACGACTGTACCGCCCAGTGCCAAGCCGTTTGTGCCATCGTGGCTGGCTATATCGAAGTTATATGACCCATCCAGAAAAGTCGTGTTACCTTTGATGATTAACTTATCGGTTCCATCTTCGTCATATTCGAGATAGACATCTTGCCCCGTACCGAAATACAGCTTTTTATCATCGGCAATAGTTACATCACCACCAGATATTAACAGCGAGTCTGTACCGTCTTCATCGTATTCCATCGTGACATCTTGGTCGCTACCAAATTTGATTTGCTTATCATCAGCTATGTATATGTCACCAAATTCAGCAGTGGCAGAACCAATGTCAGCCCCACCGCTGGCATCTGGCAACAAAGATGTTTCGATGGTTACTGTGTTTGTTCGTATTCCCGAAGTGCCGTTGTCTATCGCCCCGAAGCCGCTAGTTATTGAACCGCTGTCGAGAGCGCCAGTTGTTACAATATTGCTACCACCAACATTATGCGAAGCGAAATAGGTAGACACGGTGTCTACGTTGGTCATACGCATTGTACCACCGTCGTTCACAAGCAAACCATCGCCACTGGCTACTGCCGTTGTGCCTCTAGCTGTATCGCCATCGATTAAATTAAGTTCAGCGGCAGTTGTTGTCACAACCGTACCTGCCAATGCTAAACCGTTTGTGCCATCGTGACTTGCGATATTTAAATTATAGGAGCCGTCTGCAAGAGTTGTATTGCCTGTGATGAGAAGCGTATCAGTCCCGTCTTCGTCATACTCCATCGTGACATCTTGATCGTTGCCGAATTTAATTTGCTTATCGTCGGCTATATAGATGTCACCCCATTCAGCAGTTGCAGAGCCAATATCAGCACCACCCGAAGCATCAGGCAACAAAGATGTGTTTGCAGTAATTGTTGTACCGACAATTGTTGTTGCAGAGTTTGCTCCAATTGCTGTGCCATCGATTGCACCGCCGTCGATATTCACTGAATCGTTAGCCTGTGTTGCTATAGTGCCCAAGCCTAGCGATGTTCTAGCTGTAGCTCCTGATTCCGCTACCCACGTCGAACCATTTCCAACGATAAAATTACCATCTGTTTTAGATAACGCGCCTATAGCTGTGAGATCTGCATCTGCTGTGACAAAAGCAGAACTATCTAATGCTGCCGCCTGCCATCCACTCGAAGTGAACACCTCTAACCTATTATCTGAACTGTTAAAATAAAGGTCTCCTACCTGATTGCTTGAAGAATTAGATCTTGCTGAAGGATCTGAACCAGCTGCACCGTGGTACACTAGGGCAAAATTTGTGACTTCTCCTGACATGCCAGCCACGGTTGTAACATTTGACGCAATTCCAGCAACAGTCGTAACATTTGACGCAACTCCAGCAACCGTAGTTACATTTGACGCAACTCCGGCAACCGCAGTTACATTTGATGCAATCCCGGCTACCGTTGTGACATTAGATGCGATGTTTTCAACAGCTGTAACATCAGAAGCAATTGCATTTACGCCCGAAACATCCGTACTAATTCCAGCCACCGTTGTAACATTACTGGAAATTCCAGCAACAGTATTTATGTTTGATGAATTACCAGCAACGGCATTTATATTTGATGAATTACCAGAGACATTTGTAATATTTGTTTTAAAAGGATCGGTATTAACTGCGCTTACGTGTGACGCAATTGTATTAACACCGCTAACTGCGCTTGATATACCAGCGACGGTTGTGACATTAGAGCTTATTCCAGCAACAGTGGTTACGTTAGATGAAACACCCGCCACAGTATTTATATTTGATGAGTTCCCGGCAACTGAATCAATATTTGTTTTGTTGCCTGCCACTGCATTAATATTAGTGGAATTATTTGCTACGGATGTGACGTTTCCATTTATGCCACTTACAGTTGTGATGTTAGTCGCGTTTGCATAAACCCCGTTAATCGCCGCAATGTTTGCCGCCAGTGTTGCCAGAGTTCCTGTGTTGACGGCGCTGACAATATTAGCCAGTGAAGCACCGAGCAATGTTGTTATGACGTTGCTGCCATCAACATATATAATGTCTTTACCGACCGGGATCTCAACGCTATCCCCAGAACTGGTCTTGACGTAGACAGTGAACTCACCGCCTGTCGCATTGTGTATGAAATAAAGTTTCTCTACATTGGGTAACACAACATAACTAATACCTGTCAGTGTGCCCGTTAACTTGAGGGTCATATGACGTGCTTCATCACTAACGAAGTTCGTTGTTGAAAGCGTCGTAGTACCTGACCCCGATATGTCTTTTGTTAAAACACCTGATATCGCTTCTTCGACCAACGCAAAGTTAACGTCAGTTAAAGTTCCCCAAGTACCGTCGTTACCGCCTGATTCTTGATCTCTAAATCTTAGTGCTGTGGTTGCTGTATCTGCCATATGTTACACCGCCGGGACATTGTCATTAGTGACTTGCTGTCTCGCATAGCGTTTGTTTACGCCAGCCAGCGCACGCTCATAAAACTGTGCATACATAGCAGCTGCTTCTGGAAATTTGACGTAAGCAGATGCGTGGCTAAGACAACAATATAATAAAAGTTGATATGCGTTATCGGTTAAGAAGTTAGTGGTATTGGATGCAGACAACCGCGATAGCCTCTGGGTAAAACCAATCTCATAGGCGTGTGCCGCAGATGGACTTGGGGCCACTAAAAATTCTGTTGCGTTTAGTTCCCCAAAATATTTTGGTGTGCCTGTAGTGCTGGTGCTTGGATAAAACTCTTTTAAGAAAGTAACTTCGCGACGCTCTAACTGAATTACTGTGGAGCCGCTTGTTATCTGGAAATATCGAATACCACGCTCACCTGTGGGTTTGATAATTGTGTTATCACCTATCGTCATTTCACCAGACGCAGATGAAAAGAAAGCGTCTTCCGTTACGTCGTCAGCTATTTGATCTTCAGCGTTCTGGATTATCTGATCTAACTGACCCGCAAGTTCTGTCGTATTATTATCAAGCCAGTCCTGTATATCTGTTTTTAATGTTAAGAATGTCGCCATTAGACTGGATCACTTCCCTGCCCTGATGTTGACGGAAACTGGACTGACAAACTGGTGACAGTGCCCACACTAAAGCCATCGGTTGGTCGTGGATTTTTTAGTGATAGGTTTTCTTTTATAAATCTTTTCGGTGTTAGCTGTGGATGCTTTGCTTCGTAGGCGCGTGGACTTACGCGCAAGCCATTCCACTGGGTTTTGAGTTTACGATACGGAACCCGCTCCCCTGTGATGTCACAATAACCAAATGAATTTTTACCCGATCCGTGCCGCAAAACCTGTACCCGCTATGTTTGGTGTCAAAAACAGTGACGTGCGTTCTTCGTCTTCTTGGATTGCTCGAAGAACATCCTCGTCGTAGCGCCGTTTAAACAGCGTTGTGCGAGCAGTATCCAGCGTCGGTAACTTCTCCGACAGCATGAATGCAAGTCCCGTAATGACAGCGGGTAAAAACTTAACAGGAACGTCAAGTGTGTTTGTGTAATCGCCCACGTCTTGTATGCGAGTATACTCAAAATAGTTGATTGTGTACACCTTCTCAGGCGTTGGATACAAAAACAACTTCGGGGCATCTCGCTCCCTGTCTAGGTAAAAATGACTGGGTCTGGTCTCGTTAGTCTTATTGGGCATCGCTGCGTATTCTGCCTGCGTATACCGCGCAACAGATATTTCAGAGCCTGTCGTTCCATCCGATAAAACATAGACATCGTAAACATCTAGAACATCACCATCCAGAGTATAGGATGTCTGGGATGCTACAGTAGACAGCGTCTGTTGAGCTTGTTTAAACAGATGCACATCCCTGTTTCCAAGATCCTGCAACAGCAGGTTCAAGGAGCGACGGGCGCTGCGGAGTTGATGACCAGTTGGACTGGAAACTGCGCAACGCTCATACGCTTCTATAATGATTTCGTCTACCGACATATTAAAGGTAGTCGTTCCCGAAACCGCCATAGCGTTAACCCTTCTGTAATTCGAGGATTATCGTATAGGTATCCAAGTTTGTGTGACCACGGGTTGTAATTAAAATGTCACCCGTTTTACCTGAACCCGCCGTGTTAGGAAGCCCACCGAAAGCGGAGAAGTCTAGAAACCCTGCTCCATCAGACGTTAAGCTAATTGCGTGGACATTGGTACTGGCATCCCAAAGCAGGTCAACATCCATACCGCTAATGGTCCACCAACACTTCATAATTTTTATATTGGTGGATTTGCTACCGCTCGCCATTGCCTCTAGGGCTGAAGCGTCTACCTTTACAACGGCAGACTCCCCAGACCCATCGGACACATTAGTGAAACGCATAACAGCCAGCCTCTGACCATCTTGGATAGTTGTTGAGGCGACTAGATCTGCCATGAATTAAGCCCTTTTCTTTTTCTTTTTCATCATAGCCATCATCATCTTCTTTTTTTGTTCAGGGGTCATTTTTGGTGGTCGCCCCTTCATCCTCCCATAAGTTCCTTTTCCACCCGGCATATTCAGTCTCCTTTTTAAGCGTCAGTTGAAGCAGTTATGTTGGTATTCATACCGACCTGACCATCAGCATTCGCAATAGCAATTGGTTGGAAAAATTGCATGTCTGCTCCAACAAATGCCTCTGTTACATTTGCGGCATCGTCTTGCAGTCTCGCATAGATGTTTGGTCCAACATTGCCCGTTGTAGTTGCAACAGCAGTGAAGGCTACGTCTGCAGCATTGCGAGTTCTGATATATGAACCATTAGCTCCACCGTTGATGGTGAGGTTAACAGCAGCTGTTGTTACGTTCTCGATAGCGGCTGTATCAAAGTTACCATCTATCCAGAAGTTACGGATCATCGTGTCGTCACCGCCAATTAGCTGTAGTGCAGAAGCGCCACCAGCAGCAGCCGCACCACGATGTGCCCAGCCGTCAATTAGCATTCTGTCAGCGTTTGCATCCGCAACGATGCAGTCAGTCATCTGACCTGTAACATCGCGTGTCTCACAGTTGATCATAGAAAAGTCAGCTGCATTAACATCGATAATACCAGTCAAGGCATCGATACCACCTGTAAATAGAAAATTGGAAATGGTGATGTTTGCCGCATCAACATCCATATCCGCACCGACAGCCGTTGTGAAATTAATTGTAGGTCTATTGGAACCGTTACCTAAACCTATTATGGTGATACCAGCCACGTCTAGAGCTAAACCTGCTGCAGCAGTGACCGTTTCAGTGTGTCCAGCCTTCACCATTATTATATCGGCGTTGTCCGCTTTTGTGCGACCGACCGCGTAGTCCAGAGTTGAAAAGGGTCGGTTGTGAGTACCATCATTGGAGTTGGATCCTGCACCAGAATCAACCCAGTAGATGTCTCCACCATAACCATTAAGAATTGGCATACCTCTTATAGCTACACCAGAAGCGAACCCGTTAGGGTAATTAGATATTGGCATAATATTGCAACCTTTCTGCAATTAGGCGGGGTCTCCCCCAAACTCATTATTGAGCCGCTGAAAAGAAAGGTGGGGGAAAACCCCCACCAATTTAATTAGGCACCGCTTGATGCGTAGACACCGCGAGGATCAGACCAACCAAAGCTATAACGCTCCCTTGATTTGAATTTCATGGTATCGGACTCGAAGTCACCTTCATTCGAAGTGGTAACACCAAGACGCTCAAAGTATTTCAGAGAGTCCGGGCAATTATTCAAAATGAAGAATGCATCTGTATCAGACAGGAATGCATTGACCTCTACACCTTCGCTGAACATACCCATAGAGTTCAGTGCGTTCAGATCGTTGTCTGAAGTAGCAGGTCTTAACTGAGACTTCAGGATACGCTCTGCAACAAACTGTTGCTCGAAAGGTATTAACAACATTCGAGGCGTAATCGCGATTGGTAGACCACGATCATCGACGAAGTTGTTAACAGCAATAACAGCATTTTCAAGTGCAGTTTCCGACAAGTCTACCTGCGTAGAAAATGTATTGGAAAACGTACCACCAGAAACAAGAGGATGTGCAGTGTTAGCCAAGCTGACACCGTCACCGCCTTTATAGCTGGATGAAAACGCATTGTTAAAGATGTTAGCGGCAGTCACCTGTTTGGTGTGTGCCATTGATCGAGCAAGTGCTTTCGTGTAACGAGTTGAAAGTTGCTCATAGAGGTTATCCTCCATCGCCTCGCTCGATACGGAAAAGCCAAGGGCCACTGTAGAATGCTGATAT